ATACTTAGACGCTAATGATAAAGTAGCTGTAAAAGTATCTATTCAAGCAGGTATAGGGGATCCAAGTATTGGTGCTCCAGAAGATATGAGAATTTATGGTACTGTTGCAAGATTTAGCGCACAGATGATACCATTTAATGGAAACTTCTGCATAGATCCAAGAACGACAACCAATGCGTTATTTAGCGCTTCAGGATTTATAGCAGGATCAAATACATTGGTTATATCTGAAAAAATGAATCCTTTCTTTTCAGAAGAAGTAACTTATTTACCATCATATTCTTCTGGATCAATAGCATCATCACCGATCTATTCTACTTACGGAGAAGTTGATTATTCTACAAAAATAGAGGAAGGTGATTACATTTACATGTATTATAATGGCAGTAGTGTGGGTTATACAGGAGTAAGTATTTCGACACCAATATTAAGAAGAATTTTGTCTGTAACTACAGGAAGCGTAACTAGTAGTTTTACAGTATATCCAGATCTTCCAGGATATATTAATTCAGATAATATAAATACATATGATAAAATTGTATTCACAAAAAGAGTGCCTGATGAAACAACGATGATACTCCAAGGTAAAAAGAATCCAGGAAAAACTTCTTATGGATTCGCTATACCTGAAAATATCAATCCGACTATATTAAAGAACGCAAATACTCTACAATCAACAATACAGTCTCAGATACTAAACTTCTAATCTATATATTTATAAACATAAACGTAAAAATAAAAAATGGCTTACTTAAATAGCACATCGGTGGTGATCGACGCCATCTTAACCAAAAAAGGAAGAGAGCTTCTTGCTAGAAACGATGGCTCTTTTAGGATAACACAATTTAGTCTTGCTGACGATGAGATAGATTATAGTCTTTATAATCCCTATCATCCTTCTGGTTCTGCATTCTATGGTGAGGCGATACAAGCAATGCCAGTGATTCAAGCCTACCCAGAAGATCAGGAGATAATGAAATACAAACTTTTGACTTTACCAAGAGGAACAGGTGTAATTCCAGTTATTAGCTCTGTACCAACTAGCTTATTAGGAGCTCTTACTTTAGGAACACCTATATCTATTGCTCCATCCACAGCAAACTATAACGGATCAAGCACATTCTTTGAAACTTCTGGTTATCAGTTTACTATCGGAGACGTTAGAACAATGTCAAGCTTTACTGCAACTGGTATAAATACTGCGGAGGCTACGGCTCTTAATACAACGACTACAATTGGAACTAATGTATCTAAGACTGTGATAGGAACTACGTTGAATATGACAGCCACAACTGTTAGATCTCTTTTTGGATCACAGAATGAAATATCAACTACATTAACAATAGTTGGTAGAGACTCTGGTGCGAGATTAATAATACCAATATCTGTAAAATTAAGCTAATAATAAAAAATATAATATAAAATGTCATTTACAATATTAGATCCTACAGATTTTGTAGTAAGTTCAGATTCAGTAGTTGCGCCAGCTTGGAGTACTGGAAATCCTACTTTGCTAGGCACAAACATGATCACTGCATCAAATATATCTCCAACTCCACAGTTTTATCTTGATGTTTACGATACTGCATTAACAAGCTCTACTGCGCAAATTCAATTCTCTATAGCTTATGGAGATGCTTTAGGATCTGGATCAGCTTTATATAATGATCTTGTGCCTGGAATGAGTCCATCTAGAACTACATATGGTCAGTATAGAAATCTGGTTTATGCGGATGAGACTAAGAAATTCAAATTTGGAGATGGAATTGATAGAAACGAAATATTTGCCATCAATATAGATAGGAATAGATACAAGGAAAGTTTATTCCCTGGTACCACAAAGATAGTCTTAACTTCTGCTGCTGGACATACAATAACATTAACAGATGATAGTAAAGACGTATTAGATAGTGGAACTACTGTAACTTATGAAGATTGCGGTAGAGTATTCCAATTGGTTTCTGGTTCTTATGGAAGTGCTATTACTAGTAAACCTACTGGCGCTTATGCAAACGGATATTCTGTATCAGGATCATATGGATTCTTTCTTCCAGATATAGGTACAATCATCTTAAATGCAAAAGCTTTAACTCTTCCTACGGCATCAGGAGGAATACTTTTTAACCTAGACTCTGCATCGTACGCACAGGGAGCTCTAAGCACTTCTACCAATAATACTAGAATGTTTCAAGCATTTAAAAATGGTACTTGCTTCCAGCTAAACTCGCAAGAGACAGTATCAGCAAATTATGTATTTGTAAGGGTAAAGAATGGAGACTACAACTATAGCAACAACCCGTCTTTCCTTTCAGGTTCTAGCGGTCAATTAATATATCCAAGTCTTGTAAACAGCCCTCAGACATTCCCAACTACAGTAGGTATGTACAACAACAACGGAGACCTGCTTGCGGTGGCCAAGATGAGCAAACCAATGCTGAAAGACTTCACTCACGAGGCTCTGATACGTGTAAAACTTGACTGGTAATCTAAAAAAAACTGTTACGAAAAGCAAATAATCATTCATGGGTCGTTCTCTAAACACTCTTAAGGGGTCTGATGTCACCGTTACTCCAATAAAGCTCAAGTATTCTAACACGATACCAAGCGCTTCGTTGAGTTCTAATAACATTTCATTAACTGTGGCATCAAACCAAAGCTTTGATTACAATAATCCTAGCTACGGAGACAACTTCCTGCTGTATAGATCTGTGCAAGGTCTGTACTACATGAACTACATATCCGGATCTCTTTTGAAATCTGCTAGCGGGTATGAATGGTACCCCCAATCTACTGCTGCAAGTGGAACTTTTGATAACGATTTTAGATATTTTCCTACTGCATCCAATGCACAGGTCCTCGTGATCTCTATTCCAAGAGCAAAATACGGTGAGAATGTTGCAAGGGCTTCATTCAGTATAGCTTCTGATAATTTCAATATCATAGACGATGGAAATGGAAACCTTGTAGATGCTGCAGCAAGCAACGTACACGTAGGAAACCTTTTATATAATCAAGGAATTGGTATTATTACAAACTATGACTATATAAACGTATTCTTTCCAACGCCTGTAGTACCACCAGCACCTCCAATCACTGATGGACTTAGGTTATCTCTATTCTCTGATTATGGAGTTGAGTTAAAATCTGGATCTCTTACAGAAGTTAAAAACTGGAATGATCTTAGCGGATACGGGAATGATTTATTGACTGTTACTACTGGATCTACTTTAACTGACAATGAATTCGGTACAAAACCAGGGTTGATATTTTCTTCAAGTGTGCCTGATCAATATATGGAATCTGATGGTGCATTTATAGGTTTAGATAATGAAGCAGCTTGTACAATATTCGTAGTAGCTAAAATAGCAGAATGGGGTGTTGGCGAAGGTAATATAGTTTCTTATTCTGGTGTTCCGGGAGGATATAGTAATGAGGGTAGTTTTGCCATAAATGTATCTGGATCAATACCAACTGTAAGCTTAAATGCTTATATGAGTGGATCAGCTGGAGTAAATAAAGGTATATTAAGTACTGATACTAGTAATCATATCTATATGTTTGATATTGATTTTAGTAAAAACTCTTCTACAGAATTATTAGGATATAGAGATAATAGTACTGCAAATTGGTCACTTACACCTCCGTCTGTAGAAAATACAAATACATTTTTAAATGGCATATTTAGCTTAGGATATAAAACTAATGGTGCTTCTGTAGGATGCGTATTAGTGTATAATAGAGGATTAAATAATTCAGAAAGAACACAGGTTTACGATTACTTATCATCTTATTTCTCAACTCCATAAAATATGCCATTATACGCTCCATTCACGATGTCTTTCCAAGCTGAGACCACGATCTACCAGAACGAGGTAAGATGTCATGTGAACGAGAACGATTTCAACTACACGCTGAACCCATCGGCGGTTAAGTCAGGCTCAGGAGTACTCCCAGGCACACTAAACGATAATGTAACAGGATCAGATTTCACTCCTTTTGCTACTACGGTTGGACTCTATAATGCACAGGGTGAACTTCTTGTAGTAGGTAAATTTGGCACTCCATATCCAATCCCAAGAAACACAGATATAACATTCGTGGTAAAATACGACTCATAGAACATGGTAAAGCTGATACAGATACTCAAAGAGGCAAAGCAGGCGATAGAAGACTTTGCAAATACAAGAGGAAAGGGCGCAGAGAAGATTGCAAACAGCGCAAAGGAAAAGGGCGGACTGTCCATGCTGACCTATACGCACTTCAAAGTAAAGCTTCCATATTATAAAAAAGCCGCTGAGGGAAAGCTAGATCTAGACCAGGCAAAAAAAGAATACGAACAGACATACAAAAGCATATCCCTAAACATGACACAGACAGAGTTTCAAAGAGAGGTCGGTCGTCTTGAGGTGCTGGGAGAGCTACTAATACAAAACAAAAAATGAACTGGTTACTAGAAGGCAAAGAGGTTACAGACGTCGCGCAATTCGGCGATAAGGCAGTTGGATTCGTCTACAAGATCACAAACACAAAGACTGGGAAGATCTATATCGGTAAAAAGATCCTTGAAAGTAAGACAAAGAAGCTCCTTACAAAGAAAGAACAGGCTGAGTGGGACAAGCCAGGCAGGATTCCAAAGAAAAAACTCGTTGTAAAAGAAAGCAACTGGGCAGATTACTGGGGAAGTTGTAAACCACTGCTAGAAGAACTCAAAGCGAATAAGACCGATTACACTAGAGAGGTGCTTAGAGTATGTTATTCAAAAAAACAATTATCCTACTACGAAACCTTTTATCAATTTGAATATAAAGTATTACACATAGATAGCTATTGTGAAAATATTTTAGGGAAATTTTTTAGAAAAGATGTTTAATTAAACATTCTAGGAAAATTTACCGATATTTATTATTATATGGTAAATTATAGAAAAATATGGGAATCTCATTATGGAGAAATCCCAAAAGATGAATTTGATAGAAGTTTTGATATCCATCATATAGATGGAAATAGAAAAAATAATCACATCAATAATTTAATTGCTTTATCTTTAGAAGATCATTGGAAAATTCATTTTGATAAAGGTGAATATGCCGCCGCTAATCTAATCGCAAAAAGATTATCTAAAGAAATGTATAGCGGATATGAAAGACCGGATCATGGTATTAAAATGACAGGTTGTCTTAATCCTATGTTTAATAAAAAAGGAAATAATAATCCTAATTTTGGCAAAAAAAGACCATCTCATTCTGAATGGTTAAAAGAAAA